CCGCTGCTGGTCGTGACATCGGAGATCTTCCAGAAGTGTTCGATCCTGACCGGAAGGAAGCCTGCCGGGAGGATTTCCAGAAGTTCTGTGAATCCTATTTCAAAGAGGTGTTCCACCTGGGCTGGTCCCCGGATCACCTGAAAGCGATTCAGAAAATTGAGCAATCGGTTCTTCGTGGCGGACTGTTTGCGCTGGCCATGCCTCGCGGTTCCGGTAAATCATCTCTTGCTGAAGTCGCTGCACTCTGGGCGCTCCTCTATGGTCACAAGGAATTTGTGATGCTGGTGGGCGCAACAGAAACGGCAGCGCTGGAAATGCTGGATTCGATCAAGACTGAATTGGAGGTCAATGAAACACTGGCTGAGGATTTCCCGGAGGTGGTGTTCCCGATCCATTCTCTGGAGGGGATTGCAAACCGGTGCAACGGTCAGCTCTACAAGGGCGAGCGCACCCGGATCACCTGGACCAGCAATGAGATTGTTCTTCCGACGATCGCTGGCAGCATGGCAAGCGGGACGGTCGTCCGTGTGGCGGGCATCACCGGTCGTGTACGCGGTATGAAGTATAAAAAGCCTGATGGACGCACGATCCGACCGAGCCTTGTGATTGTGGACGATCCGCAGACCAGCGAATCTGCCGGTTCTTTGGAGCAGACCCGAAAGCGTGTCCGGGTGCTGGCAGGCGATATTCTCGGTCTGGCCGGTCCGGGGCAGAAGATCGCAGGCATTATGCCTTGTACCATCATTCGTCCCGGCGACATGGCCGAGCAGATCCTTTCGCGGGAAAAACACCCGGAATGGAACGGCGAGCGTACCAAACTGCTCTACCAGTTCCCGAAAAACATGAAGTTGTGGGATGAATATGCAGACATTCGAGCTGACAGCCTCCGGGAAAACGGGACCATTGAACAGGCGACAGCGTTTTATGCTGCCCACCGGGAGGAGATGGATGAAGGCGCTGAAATCGCCTGGGAAGCCCGGTATAATCCGGACGAGTTGTCAGCGATCCAACATGCGATGAATCTCCGTTTTCTGGATGAGGTGGCGTTCTGGGCCGAATATCAAAATGAGCCGCTCCCGGAAGATCTGGGCAGCGAAGAACAGCTTTCTGTTGACATGGTGATCCATAAGCTCAACGGAATGAAAGTTCGATCTGTACCGGTCGCCTGTAACCACATCACCATGTTTGTGGATATTCAGAAAACCTTGCTGTTTTATGTGGTCTGCGCCTGGGAGGATGACTTCACCGGATACGTCATCGACTACGGAGCATACCCGGATCAACAGCGGCGTTATTTCTCGCTGGCGGAAGCAAACCCGACTCTGCAAAGTGTCGCGCCCAGAACGGGCATAGAGGGCTCAATTTTTGCCGGTCTGGATAAATTGACCGAGGATTACCTGGGCCGGGAGTTCACCCGCGACGACGGAGCGATGATGCGCATTGAACGGTGTTTGATCGACGCAAACTGGGGAGCCAGCACCGATCTGGTCTATCAGTTCTGCCGACAGAGCAAATACTCCAACATCCTGCTGCCGAGTCATGGCCGCTATATCGGTGCAGCCTCAAAACCGATGAGCGAGTACAAAAAGACCGCTGGCGATCGCGTCGGACATAACTGGCGAATCCCCAACGTGGCTGGTCGCAGGGCGATCCGGCACGTGATCTTCGACACGAACTACTGGAAAACCTTTATTCACGCCAGGATGCAGGTGGCAATGGGGGACCGGGGCTGCCTGTCACTCTGGGGCCGGGAACCGGAAAGACATCTTCTGTTCGCTGAACACCTGACAGCGGAGTATCGCGTAAAGACGGAAGGCCGAGGCCGAACCGTCGATGAATGGAAAATGCGTCCGGAAGCGCATGATAACCACTGGCTCGACGGGCTGGTGGGATGCGCGGTAGCAGCTTCCATGTGCGGATCGGTCCTGCCGGGAACCGACTCTACCTCTACAAAAACAGCGAAACCGAGGCTGAAATTGTCCGAACTTCGAGCTCAACGAAAAAAAGTTTGAAAAAAGTTCAAAAAAATCAGACCACTTGCCGATTTTTGTCGAAGATACTTGTTTGGAAGCAAAGAGCACCTAACACCGAAAGGAAAACAAAATGGCAGACGATACTTTGAAAGATAAAGCGAATCAGCCGAAGTCCGTGGAGATCGACGGACAGAAAGTGGAGCAGCACTCCCTGAAAGACCAGATTGAAATGGACCGCTATCTGGCCTCGAAAAAAGCAACTCGATCCGGGCGCGGATTCCGGATCACCAAAATGAAGTCTGGAGGCGCGTCATGTTAAAAGCGATCCAGAACCTCTTTAAGCCGAAGGTCCGGTCCCCCGTCAAACGTATTCGAGGTAGGTTTGACGCAGCGCAGACGAACAATGACAACGCACGTCATTGGGCCGCAGCTGATTACCGGAGCGCAGATGCCGACGCCAACGAAGATGCGCGTAAAATCCTGCGAGTACGGGCAAGGTATGAGATCAATAACAACTCATACGCTCGCGGGATCGTCGAAACGCTGGCCAATGACTGCGTGGGGACCGGACCTCGGCTCCAGATGCTGAGTTCCGATGAGAAGCTGAACCGACAGATCGAACGTGATTTTGCGATCTGGTGCGACCAGGTCCACTTGGCTGAAAAGCTCCGAACAGTTCGAATTGCTCAATGTCAGGATGGCGAGAGTTTTATTCTCATGGCCCAGAATCCCCATTTGCCTAATGATGACGTCAAACTCGACTTGCAGTTGATCGAAGCTGACCGGGTTACGGATGAATTTTTTAATAGCGATCCGCACCGAGTTGACGGCATCACCTTCGACGATTACGGGAATTTGCAAAGTTACCGGGTACTGAAATATCACCCCGGCAGCGAATGGGCAAATTCCGTCGAAGCGACCGAGATCTCCGCAGAGAACATGATCCATGTGTTCAGGGCAGATCGACCAGGCCAACATCGAGGAATCCCGGAAATCACACCGGCACTTCCGCTGTTCGCACAGCTCCGCAGGTTCACGTTGGCGGTTCTGAGCGCAGCGGAAGCAGCAGCCGACTTCGCGGGCATCCTTTATACAGACGCACCGGCAAACGGCGAAGCGGATTCCGTCGATGCAATGGACACGATCCAGTTGGAACGGAACATGCTTCTCACGATGCCTGGCGGCTGGAAGATGTCCCAGCTCGATCCGAAGCAGCCTTCAACGACCTACGCGGAGTTCAAAAGGGAGATTCTGAACGAGATTGCGCGGTGTTTGAATATGCCGTTCAACGTCGCCGCTGGCAACTCCTCCGGATATAACTACGCTTCAGGCCGACTGGACTGGCAGACCTACTTTAAAAGCATCCGGGTTTATCAGTCCTATTTGGAGACCGCGATTCTGAATCGGGTGTTCGACCGGTGGCTCCGAGAATACAGCCTTTCCAAACTGGTCGAAATCGACCACTTTGAAGTCGTGCATACCTGGTTCTGGGACGGAATCGAACACGTCGACCCGGCAAAAGAGGCCTCGGCCCAGCAGACTCGTCTGGGCAATCTTACCACCACATTGGCAGCGGAATATGCCAAACAGGGGAAGGATTGGGAGGTTGAAATCCGACAGATCGCAAAGGAAAGGAAACTTTTAACCGAGCTGGGAATAACAGTCGCAGAAGCGGCCCCGGCAAATAACACTGAGGAAAGAGAAGAAGATGAACGAACAGAATGAATTTCTGGAGATCACAGCGAGCGCCGAAGGGCAGCGTCCGACTGTCAGTGGAATGGCATATTCCGGTGGCAAAATGCGTCTGGCCGGTTGGAAGTACCCTGTGGTCGTTGATCTGGCAGGCATGGCGATCCCCGATCAGGTTCCTTTGCTGGCCGATCATCGAAACAGCACCATGAGCCGCGTCGGAATGATTACGGCACAAGTTGTTGATAATCAGCTGACGATCTCCGGTGAAATCGTAGCCGAGGGCGATGTCGCCTCCGGGATCGTAGCTCAGGGCAAAGCTGGTGTCGCCTGGCAGCTGTCCATTGGGGCAGATGTTCAGGAAGCCGAGCTGGTCAAGGGCAAAAGAACTGTGAACGGGACGGACCTGGAGGGGCCATTCTATCACGTAACAAAATCAACCCTCCGGGAAGTTTCAGTCGTTGCCGTTGGCGCGGACAGCACGACTAAAATGACAGTTCGCGCAGAATTCAATCTCAAAGGAGAAATCGAGACTATGAATGAAAACGAGAAGAAAATCGAAACCGAAGTTCAGGAAAATGCATCTGTTCAGGCTGCGGCTCCCACTCCCAACACCGTCAACGCTGAAGCGGACGTGGCTTTGCAGGCCGCAAAGAGCGAACGTGAGCGCGTCGTAAAGATCAAAGCGATCTGTAACGGCGAATTCGACAAAATCGAAGCTCAGGCGATCGAAGAAGGCTGGACTCCGGAAACCACCACAGAGAAAGTTCTCTCTGCGTTCCGAGCAAAACAGCCGGTAACCGAAGTGAACATTTCTGTCAAAAAGAATGACGGTCCCAACCTCAAAACTCTGGAAGCCGCCATGTGCCTCCGCGCAGGAATCGACGAAGATTCTCTGGTCAAAGATTACGGCGAAAAAGCTGTCGAAATGGCCTGGGATGACCGCGACATGAGCATCCGCGCTCTTATGGGCGAATGTCTCCGTCTGGAAGGTATGGATGTTCCCCGCCGCTTTGACAATCAGGCGATCCAGGCTGCGTTCAGCACCGTTTCCTTGCCTGGTATCTTGAGCAACGTCGCCAACAAGAAATTGCTCCAAGCGTATGAGGCCCAGCCGATTATCGCCACCAAACTTTGTACTACCGGCGACCTGAACGACTTTAAGGAGGCAGATCGTTTCCGCTTGACCGACATGGGTGACCTTCTCCCTGTGGCCGCAGACGGTGAGATCAAGGAAGGCGGACTCATCGAAGAATCCGCAAAGAACCAGATCGACACCTTCGCCAAGAAGTTCTGCTTGACCAGAAAAATGATTATCAATGACGATCTGGGGGCCTTCCTCAAGGTCCCGGTTGCAATGGGTAACAGGGCGGCCCGCTTGGTGGACCAGCTCTTTTTCAGTCGTCTCTTGGCAAACCCCACTCAGGGCGATGGTAAGGCATTGTTCTCCGCAGCTCACAAAAACCTGCTCACCGGCGCGACCTCTGCACTTTCCGCAGACAGCCTCAAAAAAGCAATCGAGCTTTACTTGGACCAGGTCGATGCGGATGGTCAGCCGATCGCGGTGGAACCCCGTTATCTGGTGGTCCCGACTGCGCTCAAGCATCTCGCTATCGAGCTCACTCGCGGTGCGACCCTTGTGATGTCTGGTGGTACTGACAATGTCGTCAGACCTGCATTGAACGTCATTGCGGATGAAAACCTCCAGGTGGTCAGTTCTCCGTACCTTGCCAACAGCGCTTATACCGGTGCAAGCTCTACCGGCTGGTATCTTTTCGGTCAGCCCGGTACTGTTGATACCTTTGAGATCGGTTACTTGAAGGGCCGCAGAACTCCGACTGTTGAGCGTGGCGATCTCGATTTCAATGTCCTCGGTATGTGGTTCCGCGTTTTCTTTGACGTCGGTGTCCGCGAACAGGACCATCGTGGGATCGTCAAAGCTAACGGCGCTGCCTAAGAATCCCTGCCGGGTGCTGAAAAATGCGCCCGGCAAATTATAACACAACACACTGAAATTCAAGGAGATTATTTATGACTCGTTACGTACAAAAAGGTGAAGCTGTCGATTATCGTCCCACTGAGAATGTTGCTGCTGGCGATGTGATCGTTCAGGGAAGTTTGGTCGGTGTCGCCCGCTTGGATATTGAAGCCGGAACCCTCGGTTCTTTGGCTGTGGTCGGAGTTTTTGATGCCCCGAAGGGAACCGGCGCAATCGCTGTCGGAACTCCGCTTTATTGGGATGCTGCCAACAAGGTGGCGACTGCAACTCAGTCCGGAAATCAGTATCTTGGCAAATCTGTCCAGGCTGCTGAAACCGATGAAGAAGTGGTGCGCGTTCTCCTCAACGCTCCCTACGTCGCCGTATAATTGGACTTGCTGAAAAGCGCGTCTGAATGGCTGAATGAACAACGTCGTGAATGTCTTTCGGTTACAATCACCTACAAACCGAAGGGCGGAGGATCTTTTGAGATCCCCGCGACGTTGGGCCGGACGCTATTTCGGACTGAAAACCAGTATGGTTCGACAATCCGGATCGAAAGCCGCGACTTTCTTGTTGCGGCTGCCGATCTTCCCGATGATCCGGAACGAGGAGATGCCATCATTTACAACGGTTGCCGTTACGAAGTTTTAGCTCCGAACGCAGAGCCGGTGTGGAGATGGTCCGGAGCATATCATTCAACCCGTCGAATCCACACTAAAGAGATTGGAGCTGAAAATGCCTGACACCCCAGATAACCTCGACCTCTGGCATGAAGTCAACCAGGCGCGTTTGGATATTGCCGAACTGCGCGGGATGGTTAAAATGCATTTCGAAGATCGGCAGCACCACATCCCACCTTGCAAACCCGCCGCCGAAATGCAAAAAACGATTATGTCTGCTCTGGCAGCAGCAGTAATTGCGATGCTTGGCGCAATCGGAAACCTTATTATCGCGGTGGTAAAATGAGCAATGTGGTAAATTTGGCTGTTGCTGTTGCCGACTCTCTGGCCGAATATAATGCAGAAGTTCTTTATTTTCCGACGTTTGATCTTCGGGATCTGGAAACAATGCGCGTCATTGTTGTCCCGATCAATCCGGAATACAAAACTGTGAGCCGGGCGGCTCATGAAGAACTTTTGAAGGTCCAGATCGGCTTTCTCAAACGCGGATGTGAAGATGAGCTCGACACGTTATTGCAAACGGTCGAAGGTCTCGGTCTTTCATTCCTGAACAAAAAACTTGCAAATGCGACCTGCGTCTGCGTCGCTTATAACCCCATCTATAGCCCGGAGCACCTCCGGGAACGCGGGCAGTTCACGAGCGTCA